GAAGCAATGCAACCAGCATTTGAAGATGAACAACCAATTAACCCATTTGATTTTTGGAAAGGTGCAAACTTTAAACTGAAAATTAGAAAAGTTGATGGTTATTGGAACTACGACAAATCTGAATTTGAGCCTGTTAAGGCAGTTGCTGATAATGACGATAAGATTAAAGCAATCTGGTCTAAACAGTACCCTCTAACGCCTTTCTTGGCCCCTAGTAATTTTAAGACCTATGATGAACTCAAAGAGAAACTGAATAGGGTAATTACGGGAACTAGAAATACTGAAACAGTTGAAAGTGCTGATCTCTCTAAGGCAAAAACAAATGGTTCAGTAAAAAGTAACGGTAAAACTACTCCAACTGCTAGTGATGATGACGATACGTTGTCCTACTTTAGTAAATTGGCAGATGACGAGTAGAATCTCTCTCTACTAGTACTTTAATGGTGGCCAGAAATGGCCACCATATTTAAACCGGTATACTCGGTGAATTTAAATTAATAAAAGAACGATCAAAATTTCCAGGTTCCATAGTTACAATAGTTTGACTATTTTGATTTACTACTTGATTAGATGGTGCGACAACCACATTACTGTTGTTACTAGATTTTTCTCTACCAGCAATATTCTCAACACTCATTCTATTTAATTCACCACCTGTAATAGGTGCTGTTTGACGTTGTAATATACTTTGTCTAGGCATCATCAACTGTTCATTATCTGTGGCGCCTGGTGTTGATGGTAATATATTAGGGCCTGTTGGTTGACCTCTTGCTTCTATTTGTTTTGCAATAGATTCGTTTGAATAGTCTTTTGAAGTACCAGTTAAACCTCTTTCTTCCATGCCTTTAGCAAGGGCTTCATTAGATAAATCTTGTTGTTGATTTTCGCCAGCAACTTGTGTTTCTTCACCTTTTTTCTTTTTAAACCAATTCATTGGGTTTAAAGCAGATAACTTATCTGCTGCCCATGCTACAGCAGCTATTAATGCTATAATTCCTGCTACAACAGCAATAACTGGTAATGCTAATGCTATAAATTCTATAATAACAGGCACCATTGCGATTGCCATTTTAGCAAAGTTAGCCGCACCAGTTACTAAACCTTTACCAAAGTCTTTAATACCACCTAATGATTGTTTGATGCCTTTACCCATTTGAGCTAACTCTTGGCCAAATAATTTAAATTGATCATATGCCGCACCAACTGTTTGTGATAGAGGACCTTGTACTTTTTCATCAGGTCTCATACCTGCTTTTTCTTTTCTCTCAGATAATATCTTTTGATCTTCTGTTAATTTCTTTTCATCATTAACCAATTGTTGTCTTTTCTTTAAATCTTCACCATCACTCTTTTTAAATTGTTTAATATCTCTTTGTAATTCTTTTTCTCTAAACTGTAATTCTTTTTCTTGTTTTAATATAGATTGTTTTTCTAATTTTTCTTGTGCAAATGTTTTAATTTCCAATTGCATATTTTTTTCATCTACATACGTATTGATACCACGTTCTCTTAATATATCTCTTTCTTTAGTTAATTCAGAAACTTTTTCTTCATGTATTCTTTTACGTTCTTCTTTTTCAGTCTTTTTCTTTTCAGCTATTTCAAATAACTTATCAATACCATCACCCAAGTCTTTACTAAATGACTTCAAATCTATACCTAATTTATTTTGTAATGTATCAATAGTCTTAAATGCCTGTTCATTATCTTCTTCTTTATTAGACTGTAACAATTGAACAACTTGTTTTAATTCAGATTCAATAGGTAAGAACTCTTTAACAGTGGCTTGAGTTAAACTAGTTACTTTACCAGTAACGGCCTGTAGTATAGATTTACCTAATTCAACTATTTGTTGTGAACTGATATTTTGTTTTTGAGATTCAGCAACTTGTTTAATTGCTTGAGTAACTTCAACACTATACTTTGGTAATGTTTGCTTTACTTGAATAACATCTTTTTGTATAGCTTCTTCTTTAGCTTGCATTTTGTCAATCTTTTTAACAAATGTAGAACCTAATGCACCAACTAGTTTATTTGAATCATCTAAAAAATCTGAATCTGCCATTTAATTATTTTGTTTCTTCTGTTGTTGATTGACCATTTTGTAATGCTTCAGTATTTATTTTTTCTTTAGTACGACCATACGAAGTAATACCTAATACAGCACCCATAGCGATATGAAAAAAACCAGCACCTTGCAATGTTAAAGGCGCCCATTGTGTGAATACAATATTTTTTAAATAAGTTGCTTGTGCTAAATTCCACAAAATAGGAAATAACACAAAATCACATAAACAAACAAATAGATACAACCAACCCATAAGAGGTCGCCATAATCCTTTTATATCTTCTTTATATTTACTCATTACTTATTTCTCTCCTTGTTTCTTTCGTTTTCTTCTTTAATGTAATTAACCAACAGTGATATGTATATATCACGTTCCCATGGCAACATATTTTCAATCTCAGTTAATGAATATTTATGATGTTGCATCAGCGCAAAATTGGTTTCGAAGTATGCCTCTAACGTGTTATGGGAGAGGCTAATTCGAAAAAATCTGCTATACCTGTTAACGTAACCTTACTTGTTACATTAGTTTTAGGGTTAGTTACTTCAACTTCATGTTTTAATCTAGGCATAGTTTCAAAGAACTTCTTGATTTTACTGAATGATTCTTGTGGCATCATCTCAACAAACTCTTTCAATTCTTGCTTAGAACTATCTTTTGATGGATATATTTTCTCACCTTCAAAGATATGATCTATACAATCAACTAATACATTGAATACTTTTTCAATTTCTAGTGTTTCTATACCTTTACCTACATCATAATTCTTTAATGTAGGGTATTTTAATACTAAACCTAAGTTTCTTTTTTCATCAACTATTATTTTATTAGTATGATCATCATCAACTTGAACTTCAACTTTAGTTAAATCAACTTCAGCTTCAGCATAAGTTTTACCATCATCTGGACATATTGTTTTAAATTTAGCAATTTCTGATACAGATTTTGCACGAATATTTAAAAAGATATATTCTACATCAAATATTGGTAACTGATCTACTTTTAATACATCAAACGTGCATGCCTTAATAACTTCTTTAAGAGCATCGACCATTTGTTTATTATCACCTGTTTCAAGTGCAATATACAATATTTTTTCTTCTTTAACAAGAAATGGTCTGTATTTGATTTTTACGTCTTGTGATGGTAACGTCAATTCATACGTAGGCACATCAACTCTTGGTAACGCCATAATTAACTCCTTTTATATTATAAATTAAGTGGTGGTAAATTGCCGAATGGAGGGAATACTCTACCACCTGTAATACCCCCAATTGGAATACGTCTTTTCAGACCTTCTAATACATCTTGACCAGCACGTCTTAATTCTGGTGGTAGATTATTTAGAATGCCTCCAAAAGCACCATATCCACTTTTAACTGTAACATCTCTAAATGCTGGATTACCTACACCAATTTCACCTGCTTTATCTAAGAAGTAGTTAATCCAATATCTAAATGTAAATGTAACTGTAAATGTTTGAACTGCATTAGCTTCGTAATTATATTCTACTGGGCCTATAATTTTAGGGAACACATCATATAACTGTATAGCATAGGTTATATCGTCTCTCTCATTACGACTAGCAAATTGACCTAATTGGTAAATATTAACATCAGATACGTAGTTATCGTAAAAATTATAATTGTTAGATTGATTACTATAGATAGCTGATTGCCATAATTCAAAATATGATCTCTCTCTTAAAAACTTATCGCAATAGAATGTTGCTTGAATATCTGCTGACTTATGATCAAATGCAATTTTATATGCTGGCCCATGATGTCTAATTTCTTTTGTTTGTATATCTCTATCTGGCATAGCAATAGCAGAACAAAATGCTCTAACTCTACGACCATTAGCATTATGCACCGCTCTTAATTCATCAGGTGATTTAAAAGATGCCATCTGTTCAGAACTTTGAGGAGACATGCCTTGTTGAGTGATATCATCTAAACCATTTAAGTTTGCACCACCGCCTTTTGGTAAATTAAACTCAACATAAAATCTTGCTTTACGAGCAAATCCTTCTGCCTCATTAACGTAAGATTGAAAACGGCCAATAGTAGTTTCTGGATTACCACCTGCCTTTTGTCTAAAACGTGGATCTGATTCAACGTTGTCTAATGATCTATCTCTAGGCACACCTAGTCTAATATCAAAACCACCAATACGAATTCCACCTCTAAGTATCGCCATTTAAATCATACTCCTAGATGCTCGATAAACTCCTGTATCAGATGCACCAACAAATCTTTGAACTGGTAAATAACAAGCAATCGCTGCTGCTTGAGCATCAATCTTTAAAAAATTTGATCGCACATGTTTGTACAAATATTTTTTAATAGTAGGTCTAACAAGAGGTATATTTTTAACTCTACGCCAACTAACATCAAATTTCGTAGTTGAATCTAATTTATTGTTTGTAGCCCAGCGTTGCATATTTTCTAATAACCTTAATCTTAGTACAGGTGGTAAATAGTGAAAGTTTAATCCACTGAAGCCGCCTGGTATTACTTCTAATGGTAATACTAATGGAAAAGTATCATAATAAGGTAATGTCTTTTTATATTTTGGATCATAAAGAAACAAATTTAAAGAACCAACACTTGGTCTTGGTGTCAATTTACCTTGAGCCATTAACTTGTTAGCACTAATTCTATCAGCAATAGATGAAACGGCATTTTTATACCATGCTGCCGATTTTGTAGTATCGCCTTGTTGACTAACCAGTTTATCTAAAATACTAACCATTTACTATATTTATGTCTAATTATAGACGCCTATATCTTTTTCAGTGAAGATTTTGAATTGTAAATCATGGTCATTACAATAGATTTTGGCAGCTGCCCATTTAGCTTGGTTCTTTAGATATTCTAAATGTTCTCTTAGGAAGTATTTGGTTTGTTTCTTAGGTTTTTTAGGTGGGAAACACTGTTTAAATGGTTTAACTTCAACCATAAATTTTTGACCTGATTTTAACTTAAAAATAAAATCAGGAAAGTACTTATGTATGCGATAATCAACTGGTGAACGATATACAATAGGCAGTTCTTCACTTGCCCAGAACTCCACATGTTCATTATTGTCCAAATAAACCATCATACGCCTTTCTAAAAGTGAACGGTAAACTATTCTATTTGGATCACCAGCGTATTTTTTGGGGTATTTTGGTTTGAATATTCCTTTATAACTCTTTACCATATCACATATAAATATTACTATTAATCATAAAGATATTTATAACATATGGGCATATCAGATATAGTACAAAAGAACTTAGGCAATCTTACAGGCGGTGGTTTAGTAGGCATGGCAGGTGGTATTGCTGGAAGTTTATTTGATAAAGGCAAAAACAACATGGCGCAAAATAATGCTGCCGCAAAGATATTAAACAAATCACCATTAGAAATAGCCAATGATACAAGTCCTGTTTCTCACATGCAATCTAACCCTTATGAATATGGAACAGCATGGTATCCTGAGAATGTTCAAAATTTAGGAACAGGTCATTACATCATATTTGATATATTAGAAACAGATACTGCTTATGGTCAAGTTATGAATAGTTTTAAAAAAGGTGCTAATGCAGTAGCAAAATCTTTAGGTTCTGATCCTGTTGCTCAAACTTATGACAATCAAACTAGCAATTATAAAAATACCAGAAGTCAACAAGCAGCACAAGCACGAGTAACTCAACAATCAACAGGTATTAATAGACAAACTAATCAGGCAAATGGATGGTTTAATAGAATAGGTGTTGGCTCAAGACACACGAGAGTTTCTGATACATTAATTTTATATACGCCGCCAGGATTAAAAACAAGTTACAACGTTACACACGAAGGAACAGAAACAGGAATGTTAGGAGATATATTAGGAACTGATATATCATCTGGTGCTGATATAGTAATGAGATTAAAAGAAGTTGGTACTAAATTAGGAACTGAGATTGGTAGTATGGCATTAAGTTTAGTGCCAGGTGCCGGTGATTTAAAAGGTGCATTACAAAAAGTAACTGGTATGGCATTTAACCCTAATTTAGAAATGGTGTTTAAAGGTGTACCAATGAGAGAATTTGATTACACATTTGAATTTGCACCAAAGAATAAAAAAGAATTAGAAAGCGCACAAAAGATTATAAACAAATTTAAATATCACATGCACCCAGAAATGGGACCTGCCAATGACTTTATTGTGCCATCACAATTTCAAATAACTTACATGTATATGGAAAATAGAAACACATATATTCCTAAAATCAGTAAGTGTGTATTGAAATCTATGGATTTACAACATGGTGATGAAGGTGTATTCAGCACATTTGCTGCTGATGCCTTTGGTGCTGCCCCTATTTACACTAAGATGGTATTAAAATTTGCTGAAACAGAAATTATGACTAAAGGAACTATAAGTCAAGGATTCTAATATGTATTTTTCTTATTTTCCAAAAGGTCTGTATGATTTAAAAGGTGATGGTAATCAAAAGATGGTTACTAACTTAATGAAACGAGTTAAAGTCAGATCAAAAGTTTTAGGTCAAGCAAGTTTATATGATCTGTATGACATACCAGAAGGAGAAACTCCAGAAATCACATCATTAAAACATTTTGGTAGCACATACTATCATTGGGTAATTCTAATGACAAATAATATTACAGACAGATATTATGGTTGGCCATTAACAAATTACGAATTTGAACAATATGTAAATGACAAGTACGACAATCCAGATGCAATACATCATTATGAAATTGATCAATCTAGTGGTGATATTAAGAATTTAAGTCCTGGTGATTATTCATACAAGATAGAAGTTAATAGTGATACGCCATTTGCTGTATCAGTATCTAATAGAGAATATGAACAACGAATACAAGATCAAAAAAGACAAATCAAATTATTAAATCCAGCATATCTAACTATATTATTGGAAGAATTTGAAAACTTAATGGCAGAATAAAATGAGTATATATGATACGCTTGACGCCAGTTCAATAAAAAAACCTGGTGCATTTTACCTTTCAGACGTAAGATTGGTTTCATATCGTAGTAAAGAAGGCGATAGTGAACCTGATTCTATTGGCATAGAAACTATGGTGGTAGATTTAAACATCTTCGAAAGTATATTCAATAAAACATTATCAGGCAATATGTTGATTGTAGATGCAAACAACGTAATAGGTAAATTGCCATTAACAGGTAATGAGAGATTAGAATTTAAATTCTTTACGCCATCATTATCAAAGGGTTACGATTTCACATCTAAAACAGGTAATCCAATGTATATTTACAAAATACAAAATCGTACGGATATATCACCTAGAACTCAAGCATATCTATTACATTTTTGCAGTAAAGAAATGATGACAAATGAATTAGTAGTTGTGCGTAATGCACAGACAGGCACATATTCAGATATGGTTGCTAACATAGTAAGAAATGAAGATTTTTTAAGTTCTGTAAAAGACTTTTATTATGAACCATCATGGGGTGTTCGTAAACATGTATTTACACGAGTAAGACCATTTGATGCCATTGACATGTTATCATTACAAACACAAAGTCAGAAATTTGAAGGCGCAGGTTATTACTTCTATGAAACATCATCAGGTTTTAATTTTAGATCATTAGAATCTATGATGGCAATAGAAGCAAATACAGCACGACCTGCCTTAGCACGATTTAGACCTAAACCGGCCAATGTAAATCAAGGTGGTGAAAAAGACATTAAGAACGAAATGCAAATTGCCATCAAATATAGAATCGTAGATCAATTTGACACATTAAAGAATTTAAGAAATGGTGTATTTGCATCTAAACTTATTGTACATGATCAATTAAATAAAACATACGAAGAAGTGGATTTTGGTTATCATCAAGAATACGCAAACATATTTCACTTAGAAACAGGTAAAGATGGCGTAAGAACAGACAATCAAGGTATACTACCACTTTACGTAAGAGAAGGACAGACATTGTCCGACTATCCTGAATCAACATTATATCTATGGACTCAAACATCAAACACACATTATTCAGGTGATACACCATTACAGAACGCACCTATGAAAGAGATACTACAAACAAGACTATCTCAAAGACTTGCATTACAATCATTTAAATTAGAATTGACCGTGCCAGGAATGACAGGGTTGCAGGCAGGTGATATCATTAACTTTGATATGCCGTCTTATGAACCGGCAGGTGGTTCAGAACCATTAGATCACGACCCATATCTATCAGGACGATATCTGGTTACGTCTATCCGCCACCAATTAAATCGTAAACAAAACAAACACTTCATGGTCTTAGAGTGC